TAGCCAGTTTATAGCTTCTATGGGGTTTTTATTTGGATAAATCCCTTTAACCATTCCACCACTGTCATCCCAAAAGAAATTTTTATAGGAGCGTGTCTCATTTTCTAATATCTTTTGTATCTCGTCTTTAACACCACCTTCAAAACTTCTATTTAATACTTTTAAGCTACTTATATAAGAAGTTTCTGAAATACATATAAATTGATATGTTTGAACCTGTAGATGTCTAGAAAAATTAATCACATCAGAAATATAAAAAACATGTACTTTTCCTTCTTTACTTACATCAATACCGGGATAGTAAATTTGTAAATCAATTCTTTCATTCCCTGAAATCCTCATATCATCTATCATATTAACACCATCTCTGATAGTTAATGTTGTTAGTAATGAAGATTGGTTCATTCCTTCTGATATTACTACTTCGGTTACAAAATTAGATATGTCTCGTCCTTCACCTTCATAGGCGTCAGGATCATTAGGGTATAATTTAATCTTGCAAGTTGTATCCTTTAAATACCTTGGAGTACCATCAGAATTTATTCCAGCTCTTCTAGGCATTGATCAATTTCTCAAAAGTTTCTTTAAAAGCGTACATAAGATTAGGATTAACCACTCTTATTCTAGACCTTTGGTCATTCAAATCATGAACATAGGCTCTATTAGAAGTGTATGTGGCGGCAGCAACGGAACCTTCCTGTAGAATTAAATTAGTTGCGGCATCATCGGTACTAGAAAAGAAATTAGCATTAGAAACAGGAGCCTCTATACCATACTTATAACTTCCGTCTGTGTTAGTCTCTAGTGCAGTTATAACGATAGTTGTATTTGCTGCAGGTGTAGAACCGAATGTGAGTGTTGAAGACCCAGCAACCCTAGTCCAAGAGGTATTTTTTACTCCATCAATGGTGGCTGTTATATCTTGATTTTTATACGGAACAGAACTTAAAATATATTTAAGAGTTGAACCATCCCCGTAAAATGTATCAGAAGAATATGCCTTCTCAGATTTACCATCTCCAACCTTATACCAATGATGAGGCGCATCTTCATATTTCCAGGCTTTCCAAATAGAAACCGTATCGGTACTAGAAGATCCTGAAACAGCTTCTAATGTATTCCCGTCACCAGCCCCAAGGAATACTCCTGTCCCATCTTGTACTACTAACTGATTTAGATATATATCCTTCTTAGTTAAAGTTCCCGTAGCGCCACTAGTTTGTCCTGTAATGGTTTCTTTTAGCTTGAATCTTCCTGCCAGTGAATCTTTATAGTTTGTAATCTGACTATCTGAATTATATGTGATATCCGGCCTAGTTTCTAAGGCATATCCGTTATAAACTGTTGAAATGTGTTCTTCTATATCCTCTTGACTCATAGGCCAGGCTGACAATCCATCGTGTAAAAAATCATTTACTAGAAAGAAAGTCCAATGAAGATCCGGAGTTTTATATAACCTTTGAGACAATATATCCGGTCGTTCTCCATTTCTAATATTTATGTATGTATATGCAGTAAAGTCATCAATATAATTTTTCATAGGTCTTACTGATCTATAAAGATCTACTACTGTTTGCAGTACCCCATCATGATTAAAATCATAATTTCTTGTTGGAAACATTTTAAAATAACTCATAATTACACCCCAGTCTCAGTTGTGGCAGTCTCAGCTGTTTCTTTATTATTTGGCCAGAATGCATTGTTATCGTAGTCTATATTGTCATAAACCGGCCCATCAGCTGGAGTATCGCCATATAAATCATCTCTAGTTAAAGTTTTACTTTCTGAAAACGATATACTAATATCCATTTCTGTAGGACTGCCGTCCTCGTGATATGAATTTCCAGTAGTATTATAAACTACATTTAAGGCAGTCATATTACATAAATGCAATCTTGGCATATATGGATTGTGTGATTCACCTTTCAAGAATGTAATCTCCCATAATGGAGGATATACTAAAACCATTTTAGATTCTGCATGTGTTCTTGGGTATAAAAACTTTCTAAATGTATTTTCTATTTCCCTAGCTGCATCTGATTCATCTTTACTTTCTGCTATTAGTTTGAATGTGAATTCAAAAGTTCTTAAATTTGTTCCACTAAACTGTGTATTCGTATACGGATTGGCAGCTATACCGGCTGACATCAAGCCCTTTTCTCCTATTACTGGAGCAAAACTTTCTATTGCAGTAAGAGTCGAAGCGGCAACCAAGTCTTCCACACCTATGACTCGGCCTGCAGCCTGGGGTTGGCCAGTGGTGAGATTTTTAATAGCCGTTGCACCTCTTTTTGCAACACCTGCTGCAGCTCCCAGTAATGTACCTAAATTAACGTTGTTCCATGTTGATCCATCAGGAACACTTAAACCAACCGGAGTTAAAAGGTAAATAGATCTTTTCTCTTCAAGATCTCTACTAATAATTCTAAGCCTCATATGAGGACGGCCTTTTTTAATCTGTTCTTCTAGATTTAATGGATAATGTATAGGGGTGGTGACTGCGGACCCATACTTGACTGAAGCCTTCTCCAAAGCTTGGTTAACCAAGCCTTCGTCCGCAACACCTGCTGTTTCTTTATCTTCTGCCATTTTTTTCCTCGTATAAATAGAAGTGTATTTAATTAGTTATAAGAGTATTTATATGAGTTACAAAGGTAGATATAAAATTAAGAAGCCAGAAAAATATCTTGGAGATTACTCTAAGGTAATATACCGTTCTCTCTGGGAAAGGCAGGCATTTAAGTGGTGTGAAAACAATCCAAAAGTAAAGGCCTGGAATTCAGAAGAAGTAGTTATACCTTACAAGTGTAAGACAGACAATAGACTTCATCGATATTTTGTGGATCTTCTTATTGAAATGGATAACGGCCGAATTATTCTAGTAGAGATAAAACCTAAAAGTCAGACTTTACCCCCTAAACAAAAAAGAAAAACTAAAAAGTATATTAACGAGGTGACACAGTTTGTTAAGAATCAATCTAAATGGGAAGCGGCAAATACCTTTGCAGAACATAAAGGGTGGAAATTTCAGATCTGGACTGAGGATACTTTATCAAATTTAGGTATCAAACTACTCAAATCCTGATATAAATAGATGTATGGCAAGTTTATTTGACACATTAGAAATTCAAGCTTTTAGATCTGGAATAGAAGCCAGAACTAAGGAATCGCGTCTTTGGTTTCAAAGAAAAGTAAAAGGATTAGGGGCTGTTAATAGAACAGCCCTGATGAAAGATGATGCTTTGCAAAGCGTTAGTAAACCTAAAATAGGTGATATGGTTATGTATTTCTATGATCCTAAGTTAAAGGAAACTTTACCCTTTTATGATAGATTCCCATTAACTATAATGGTACAGCCTGCACCCGGAGGATTTTACGGATTAAATTTACATTATCTTTCTCCTTCCATTCGCGCGGTATTTTTAGATAGGCTTATGCAATTAGCTCCGGCTAAAGTAACAGAAACAACTAGAATAACTCGAATGAAGTATAACCTATTAAAAGGTTCTGCTAGTTTAAAAGAATTTAAACCTTGTTTTAAGCATTACCTAATGAGTCATGTAACTTCAAGTATAGTTAAAGTAGGAATGCCAGAATGGGAAATAGCAGTATTTCTACCAACACAACAATTTGCCAAGAAATCATCCAAATACGTTTGGGCTGATTCAAGAGCACAATATAAGGTCACCTAATGTCAAGATCAAGTATAGATACATTCAAAACTAACGTAATGAGACACGGTGGTCTTTCAAAACCTAATAGATTTAATGTAATATTCACTCCCCCTAAGCTATCTTTAATTAATTTAGATTTCGGTAATCTACTTGCAAATGCTCTTGGTGGAAATTTATCCTTAAGAGATTTAATAAGTGATCCTAGGGATATATCATTGTTATGTCAATCTGCAAGTATTCCAGGTAGACAAATTACTACCTTTGAAACAAGTGACAGAGACGCGGCTCGTAAGATACCTTATGGTTATATAGACATGGAAGTTAATTGTACATTCTTGTTAACTGAAGACTATTATATGAAAACCATATTTGATAACTGGATGCAGGTTGTATTTAATACCGATAGTTATCATCCAAGTTATAAAAATGAATATACTACTGATGTAAGAATACAACAATTAAATCAAAAAAACAATCCTATATACGGTGTTGTTTTAGAAAAAGCTTTTCCCACGGCTATCACTGATATAGTTTTAGATAATACTGCTTCGGATTCAGTAGGAAGTTTTACAGTGACGTTTTCATATGATAAGTGGGAAAAAGAGAACGGATTAGAAAGTGCAATAGGACAAATTAAAAGTGGTTTAGAATTAATCACTGGTTAATTCGATATAAATACTTATAACTGAAATGAATGAAATGGTATAAATTATAGGAGATATATAATGGCTTTACCAATATTAAATACTGCCAAGTATGAGACTACAATCCCATCAACAGGCAGAGCGGTGGAATACCGTCCGTATCTTGTCAAAGAAGAGAAGATACTTATGATAGCCTTAGAGTCGCAAGATCAAAAAGCGATAATAAGAGCAGTGAAGGATGTTATCGAATCATGTGTATTCGGTGATATAGATGTGAATAACTTAGCAATATTTGATGTTGAGTCTTTATTCTTAGCCTTAAGATCTAAATCTGTAGGTGAAGGTGTAGATGTTAATATTAAATGTGAGAAGTGTGATGGTGAAAACCAACATACAGTAAACCTTCAAGAAATTGCAGTTCCTGAAGTAGGAGAGCAGGATAAAAATATCATGATAACCGAAGATGTCGGTGTATCAATGAGATATCCTTCTTTTCTAGACATGGAAAATGTTGACGAAGATGAATTGCAAAAGGTTTCAGGAGTAATGAAATTAATTACTAGCTGTATTGATAGTGTGTATGATAAAGATTCTATATACAAAGCATCGGATCAGACTGAAAAGGAATTAGTAGATTTTGTTGATAGTTTAAACTCTGAACAATTTCAGAAAATGTCAGACTGGTTTGAGGCAATGCCTACTTTAAAGCATACAATAGAATTTAATTGTATAACTTGTAAAGAAGGTAATGTACAAGAATTGAGAGGGCTTCAAAGTTTTTTTACTTAAGCCTCTCGCACGAAAGTTTAGTTAATCACTATCGTACTAATTTCGCGATGATGCAGTATCACAACTGGAGTCTAACAGAATTAGATGGTATGATACCATGGGAGAGAGAAATATATATAACACTCTTACAAAATCATATCAAAGAAGAAAATGAAAGAAATGCAGAAGAACAACGAAAAATGAGGAATTAAAATGGCAGATCAAGATAAATTCCAAGGCGATATGTCTAGGAACGAAGTTGAAATAGATCTTAAAAAGTTTATGGCGATGGTCACTGAAATAGGTGAGCTTAAACAACAGATCTTTTCCCTT